ACAGGCTTTGTAGACCTTACCGATACTGGTAAGATGTTTCGTAGTTTAGATTTCAAAACAATGGGTACAAAAAGCACTTTATTCTTCTCAAACATGGAAAGAGCAAAAATTGCTAGTTTTCACGACACATTCGGGGTAGGTAGAAGAAAAATAACAAGACCATTCTTTGCAATAGGCAACAAAGAAGAAGATAAGCTTAAAGCAGAGTTTGCTAGTTTTTATTTTAAAGAAATGCGGTTATGAGCAAAAGAGAAAACATAGCAGGTGATATAATTACAAAGCTTGATGCGGTCACAAGTCCTATTGAGTTCAAAAAGATAACAAGAGAACCATTTGAAGTAGAAGAACTTAGTGATGCACAATTTCCTGCTTTATTCGTGCAATCTGGTGACGAAACAAGGGAAGTGGCAAGCATAGGTGACACAGGTGCAGGTATATATAGAGGAACAATAGACTTTTTGATAGTGGCTTTTGGCAAGGGTACAGATTCCAATATAGACACAGTAAGAAACCAGATTATAGAAGTGGTTGAAGAAACGCTAGATAATGATATAACTAGAAATGGTAATGCTATAGATACTCAGATTATTGACGCATCTACAGACGAGGGTACAATATACCCTTATGGTGGTGTAAGAATAACAGCGAGGGTAATGTATGAATTTACAAGAGGGAGTGCATAATGGCAAAAGATATTACAATGAAAAAGGGTGATGAAACAATTACCATATCAGAAGATTTTATAGACCATTACGTTAAATTGGGATATAAATTAGAAAATGAAAAGGCTGTAAAAAAGGCAGTCAAAAAACCCGAACCAGAAGAAAAGGAGGTCTAAATGGCTACGCATCATGGAAAAGAGGGAGTTGTAACAGTAGGCGGTACAGCTATCGGTAATGTCACTGGATTTACTTTAGATACAACGCACGACGTTGTTGAGGATACATCTTTAGGTGATACAGCGAAAACATTCAAAGCAGGTAGAGGTACATTCACGGCTTCTATAGATATGAACTACAATGAAGAAAATTCACAGCAAGCTTCATTATTACAGGGTTCAAGTCTTAGCTTTGTATTCTTGCCAGAGGGTAATGATTCTGGTGATGAAAGTTTTAGCGGTACTGGTATTGTTACTGGAATGTCAGTTGGTGTTACTTTAGATGGCATGACAACCAGAACTGTTTCTTTACAAGGTAATGGAGCAATAACCATCGGAACAGTCTAATGTCAGACCAAAACATTGACTACTTTGATGGTATTCGTGACCATTTCAGTCAGCTAGACACACAGATTATCGAAGTTCCAGAGTGGGGTTTGACAGGCGATAAGGCTATTCACACCAAGCCATTCAATATGCTTGAGAAACAAAAGATTTTCAAGGGTGCTACAAATACCGATTTGCTTGTACTCATTGACGTTATCATTGAAAAAGCCTTAACGAAAGATGGCGAAAAGATGTTTAACGCCAAGCACATTCTAGCCTTCAAAACAAAAGCTGACACAAATGTAATTGCAGATGTTGCCACAAAGATAATGGGAACTGGTAATGAAGATATTGAGGATTATAAAAAAAACTAAAGAATGATGTAGAATTACACAACATATTTGGTTTAGCCGAAAAGCTTCACAAAACAGTTTCCGAAATCTTGCAAATGTCTGTTGAAGAATTTAATATGTGGATTGCTTACTTTCAAATCCAACATGAAGAACGAGAACGACAAGAACGACTAGCAAAGGCAAGTAGATAAGTGGCAACAAAACAAGTAAATATAGACATCATAGCGAAGGATAAGACCAGACAGGCTATGCGGTCAGCCACAGGAAGTGTTGATAAACTTAAACAATCTGTATTTAATTTAAAAAATGCTTTAATCGGAATAGGTGCAGGGGTTACTCTCAAGTCATTTGTTGATGTTGGTAGGCAAGTTGAATCCCTACAAATCAGACTAAAATTTTTATTTGGTAGTGTAGAAGAAGGTGCAAAAGCTTTTGATGTTATGTCGAAGTTCGCATCGAAAGTACCTTTTAGCCTAGAGCAAATACAAGCAGGTGCAGGTAATCTAGCTGTTGTTGCTAAAGATGCAAATGAGTTAGCAAAAATATTAGAAATTACAGGAAATGTCGCTAGTGTTACAGGGTTAGACTTTCAAACCACTGCGGAGCAGATTCAGAGGTCATTTTCCGCAGGCGTTGCCAGTGCAGATATCTTCAGAGAAAGAGGTGTTAGAGATTTATTAGGCTTTAAGGCAGGTGCTACAGTCACCGCAGAAGAAACAGCCGAAGCATTTGAAAGAGTCTTTGGAAAAGGGGGAAGGTTTGCAGGTGCAACAAGCGATTTAGCTAATACGCTTACTGGTACGCTATCGATGCTTGGCGATAAATTATTTAACTTTCAAAAGGTGGTAGCAGAGCAGTTTTTAATAGGACTTAAACAAGAGTTTGGTGCTTTAGACAAAGCTTTAGAGGATAATGAAGAAACAATAAATAAAGTAGCAAGAGCAATAGGTAAAGGCTTGTCAAATGCAGTTATTGCAGTTGGTAAAGGGATTGCATTTTTATCGGATAATTTTGAAACTTTAAAAGCTATTGGAATGGGTCTAGTCGTTGCCAAAATAACAACATCATTTTTAAATTTAGCTATTGCAATAGGTCGGGTCAGAGTGGCAATGGTTGCTTTTTCAAGAGTTTCAAAAACAACAGTAATAGGAATTTTAGCAGGTGTGGGTTTAGCAGTTGCGGAAGCCACTGGTGCGTTAGAAAAAATGTTTGAAATGTTTGAACAGCCTAGAGGTATAGAAGATTTTCGTGCTGAAATGCAAATAATACAAGACCAGTTTAAAATATTTGAACATAATGGTGTTAAGGGGTTTGATGCAGTTCGTGATTCATACATGTCTTTAATGGAAGATATGAAAATTCATTTGAGAGATGCGGAATTGAACACACAAGAGATGGAATCTTTGAAAAATATGCTCAATCAATTAGAAACTGCTTATTTAGCTGTTCCTTTAGAAACCATTACAGTCGGTATGGAGGAAGTAACGAAAAAAGCAAAAGGGCAAAAAAAGGAAATTGAAGAACTAACAGGCGTTTATGCAAACTTCAAAAAAGGTTTTACCGATGCTTTTTCAACACAAAAAGATATGTTTCAAGAAATACAAGACATAGGTAAATCAACATTTGAAGGATTGAAAAAATCACTCACAGATTTTGTTATGACAGGTAAACTTAGCTTTCAAGATTTATCCACTTTCATAGTTAGAAAAACTGTTGAAATGCTTATAGGTCAAGCAATACAAAGTGCTTTTGAAAAAGGCATGGCAATGTTTAAAGCAGATTCAATAAAGAAAGCTATGATAAGCTTACATGAGGGTGCAATGAAAACTTTTGCTTCTATACCCTTTCCATTTAATGTTGTGGCTGTAGGGGGTGCTTTAGCGTTTGGAGCAGGTATAATAAACAGAATCAGAGGGTTTGAAAAAGGTGGTAGACCGCCAGTTGGCAGACCTAGTATCGTAGGTGAAAGGGGTGCAGAACTCTTTGTACCAGACCAAGCAGGAACAATAGTACCAAATGACAAACTAGGCATGGGTAAAAACGTCACTGTCAATTTTAATATCAATACAGTAGATGCTAGGGGTTTCAACGAATTACTGGTAAATAGTCGAGGAACTATAGTGAATCTCATTAATAGTGCTATGAATGAAAAGGGTAGGATGGCAGTAATATGAGTGGAGCATTACCAAAAACAGATTTCACAGCTATCAATATTAAGAGCAATCAAAAAACTTTGTTCAGTGAAACAGATAGCGGAAAAACATTTAGACGGCAGGTGCAAGGTCAACGCTTTAGTTTTACTCTTTCGTACCCTCCCATGACTAGAGCAGACTTTGCACCAGTGATGGCTTTCATAATGAAGCAGAGAAACAGAAAAGATAATTTTACAGTTAGTTTTCCAAGCTATCTAAACGCACAGGGCAATGAAACAGGCACTTTGTTAGTCAATGGTTCACATTCGGTAGCCGATACAACAATAGCTATTGATGGGTTTGCAGGTGATGGTGCAGGTAGATTAAAAGCAGGTGATTTTATTAAGTTCGCACACTCTAAAGTATACATGGTTGTTGAAGATGTAACCAGTTCAAGTAATGCGTCCACAGTCACTATAGAACCGCCTTTAAGGGAAGCACTAGCGGATAACAGTTCGGTCACTTATGATTCAGTGCCTTTTAATGTTCATTTAAGAAGTGATATTCAAGAGTTCGCTACAGGGCAAAATGACAAGGATGGAAACTTATTTTTTAATTATGAGTTTGATGTTATAGAGAGTTTGTAAATGGCTAGGGGTTTAACAAGTGCGGTAAAAACAGAACTAGCCACAGGAAACATAGAACCAATAATTTTAATAGACTTAGGGTTTTCAACACGAGTTTATCTAACCAACGCAAGCTTTGATATTACCTCAAGCGTTTCGGGAACATCACGAACATATCAAGCAAATGGTCATTTTAGGGGAATAACCGCAGTCAGTGAAACCGCTTCCCCTTCAAAAAACAGTCTTATCGTTTCTTTATCTGGTGTCGATCAAACCTATATTTCTATAGCACTCAATGAAAATATTATAAACAGTGATGTATTTATTTACAGGGGTTTTTTAGACGCAAACCAAGCACTAATAGCAGACCCTTTTCTCTTGTTTTATGGAACGATAGATGAATTTAAAATTACAGATAATACAAACACAGCCACATTGAGTTTAAATGTCACGTCACATTGGGGAAACTTCTCAAAGAAAAGCGGTAGAACAACTTCTGATAATTCACAAAAAAGGTTTTTCTCTAATGATAAAGGCATGGAATATTCCGCACTAAATCTAGTAGATATCAAATGGGGTAGGGAATGAGTAGCGTTCATTTATATCAAGCAGAAAAAAAAGATTTTGATATGATTTATGAAATGCTGATGGAGTTCAAAGAAAGTGAGTTATTTGATAAAAAACTTCCAGAAGTTGACAAGCCAAAACTTACACTATTCATCAACACTATTTTAGAAAAGGGTAGAGTAATTTTTGCAAAAGATTTAGATTCAGAAACAATTATGGGTTTGTGTATGTTTCACAAGGCTGAATATTGGTTTAGCAAAGATAAGCTTATGAATATCCATGTTTTGTACGTCAGAAAGCAATATAGGACGTATAACTTAGTGAAAGTGATAGTAGATTCTGTTAAAAATGTGTCAGAAGGCTTACCGATGTTACTATCAATAAGTACAGGTCTACACAAAGACCCAGTATTTGAGAGATTAGGGTTTGAAAACATGGGAAGTAATTGGAGAATGTTTTAAATGTGCGGTTTCGTTGAAGATGTATTTGATTTTGTAGGCGATGTAATAACCGAAACAGTCGATTTTGTTGGTGATGTCGTAACGGGTGTAGTTGACGTTGTTGTAGACGTTGTTGACGAGGTTATAAGTTGGGTAGTACCACAGCCAGAAATTCCAGAGTTTTCAGAGGAGTTTGAGGAACAACAGGCAAGAGGAATCTTAGTTAATAAATTCACAGCTAATTCAAGTATTCCTGTAGTTTATGGAACTAGAAAAGTCGGTGGCAATGTAGTTTTTGTAGAAACGTCTGGAACAGACAATCAATATCTTTACATGGCTGTTGTTCTTAGTGAAGGGGAAATCGACAGCGTTCAAACACTTTTTGTAAATAATAATGAAGTTACGCTAAGTGGAGCATTGACCGATGGCACACAAAGAACAGTGGCTAGTTCCGATAGTAACTTTTTCGACACAGAAAATTCTAATAGTTTAATAACAGTAGAAGCACATCTAGGAACAGATACACAAACGGCATCGCCTTTACTAGATGAACTACAGTCATGGACTACAGACCACAGGCTTAGAGGGTTAGCATATCTTGCCCTTAGATTCGAATGGAACGCTGACAAATTTGGTGGATTACCAAGAGTGCAAGCAACAATAAAAGGTCGTAAAGTATATAACCCTAATTTAGACACAACTGTAACTGGTGGAAGTGGTAGCCATAGAAAAGACACAAGTACAACATGGGAATATTCCGACAACCCAATCTTACAGCTATTAGATTATTTGAGAAACGATAGATTCGGAATGGGTATAGCTAATAGTTATTTTGATAGTAACTTTGCAGATTGGCAGACTGCCACAGATGTTTGTGATGCAGATATTACGCCTTTTAGCGGTGCAAGTGCGATAGACCTTTTAGATAGTCATATAGTGGTTGATACATCCAGAAAAGCTATAAATAACGTCAAAGAATTTGTCAAAGGCTCACGTTCTTATCTCAACTTTTCTGGTGGTAAGTATAACGTCTTAGTTGAAACAACAGGCACAGCATCAATTACACTTACAGAAGATAACATAATAGGTGGTATTACTGTTCAAAGTAAAAACAAAAACTCACGATATAACAGGGTTATTGTTACTTTTGTAAACCCCGATAAAAACTTTCAGACCGATACAGTACAATTCCCACCAGTAGACGAAACAGGTTTAGATTCGGCAGACCAACACGCAACTATGAAAGCAGAAGATGGTGACTTACTTTTAGAGGGTCGTTTTGATTACACAATGCTTACAAACCCCCATCAAGCACAGGAAATGGCAGAAATAATTCTAAGGCGGTCACGTTCAAGTTTAGATATATCTCTTAGAGCCGATGGAACAGCATTAGACTTAGCGGTTGGGGATATAGTAAATATTACCCATGCAACCCCTGCTTTTTCGGCAAAACCCTTTAGAGTGCAAAGAATATCAATAAATGCTGACCATACTGTAAGTATTCAATGTTCAGAGCATCAAGATAGCTTTTATGCGTTTGGTCTACAATTAGCACCGCCAGATATACCAGATACAACACTTCCAAACCCTTTTAATGTGCAAGCACCTGCAATAACAGTCACCGATGAACTTAGAGTGCTGAATGAAGAAGCCATAAGTGTGTTGGTGGTAGAAGCCACAACCGCAGATTTATTCGCAACAGATTTTGAAGTACAGGCGAAAAAAAGCACAGATACCAACTTTATCAACTTAGGAAAAGCGAGTGGACGTAGATTTGAACTAATAAATGTTGAAGATGATGCGATTTACAATGTAAGGGCAAGAACAGTATCATCAATTAGTCGTTCTGTATTCACAACAGCTACCCACCAGATTATAGGTAAGACCGCACCACCAGAAACAGTAACAAACTTTTCAATAAATATAATCCAAACAGAAGCACATTTATCATGGACACCAGTAGGGGATTTAGATTTATCACACTACAGAATAAGACACTCAAGAGATACTTCAGCAAGTGCAACCTATGCAAACTCAGTAGACTTGATTGCTAAAGTGTCAAGACCTGCTAATACAGCGGTAGTTCCTGCTATGACAGGCACATATTTTATCAAGGCGGTGGATAAACTAGGGAATGAGTCACTTGATTCAACATCTTCTGTGGCGATTATAGAAAACATAAAAGACCTCAATGCGGTGGCTACATCGACTCAAAACCCAACATTTTCTGGAGCAAAATCAAATGTCGTTATTGTGGATAGTAATTTAAGACTTGCTACAAGTGTTTTATTCGATAGCGGTGCAGGAAATTTTGATACCACAGGGGGGTTATTTGATGGTGGTGGCGGTAAAGTATCGGCAAGTGGCACGTACGATTTTGATAATGTGGTAGACCTTACGGCTGTTTTTACAAGTCGAGTAACCGCAAATGTAACCATGACTAGAATAGATTTTGGTGTGCAGTTTGATGATGCAACAGGCAACTTTGACGATAGAGAAGGTTTGTTTGATGGGGATGCAAATGAGTTTGGTGATACAAATTGTGAATTACAAATAGCAACAACAGAAGATGACCCTGCTAGTGGAAGTGCAACATTTACAGCGTTTCGCAAGTTTTTTGTCGGTGATTACAAGGCAAGAGGTTTTAAATTTAGGGCATTGCTTACGTCAACAGATTCCGAAGCTACCCCTAGCGTTAGTGCTTTGTCTGTAACTGTAGATATGCCAGATAGAATAGTAGCAGAAAACGATATAGCGAGTGGCACAGGTACAAAAGCGATAACATTCAGTCCTGCATTTAAATCACTTCAAGGTGTAGGAATTTCAGCACAGAACTTGGCGAGTGGGGATTTCTATGCTATAACAAGTAAAAGTGCTACTGGTTTCACGATACAATTTTTCAATAGTGGCGGTTCTGGAATAAATAGAACT